ATACAAAGAATTCGTTGTTAATAAATTCCAAAGAACAAATGACAGCATGTAACCGTTTCGATTCTGCGAATGATATACTGAAAGAATTACCTAACTTATATTATAAAAACGCAGAAGAACCAATTATTTTTGATAAATGTCGATGCTGGACAGTTCCATCTAATATTGAAATAATAAAAAATTATATTTCAAAAGATTCGAAAATAATAATATTAGAAAGACCCATTATTGAAATTGTAAAATCTTTTATTAGATTATTCAATAAAAATGTAGTTTATCCTGCTAATTGGGAAGAAAATATTTTTCGTACAGGAACCGATCCAATTATGAAGCCACTAGCAGGATTATTGTGGGCAAAACAGAATAATAATTTTTTATTTATTACATATGATGATCTTACTAATAACACAAAAGAAACTATTAAAAAAATATATGATTTTTGTAATTGGGAATATTTTGAACATGATTTTGAAAATATTGTAGCCAAATATCCAGAAAATGACAAAGAAGCATATGGTTTAGAAGGTCAACATTCTATTCGACTAAAAATAGGAAAAATACCGAACGATACAATTATATCAAAAGAATTATACAATAAATGTAAAATACTTGATAAAACATTAGGATACAATTATTGATTATTTTCAGAAATAAAGTGTTTTGCGGATTCGATTCCCTTTTGAAAAAGCTCTTTTCGTAATTCCTCTGAATTGATGGTCGAACGCAAATAATTAAAGCTTAAATAATCCACATTACAAATTACTTGATTTTTTATAGATGGGACACTAATAGTCAAAGTCAAATTATTGAACATTTTGAAAAAAAAGTATAATATAAAATCAAGTAAATTGGATTCTTGACATATATTTTTTTGCTTTTGTATTTTTTCATCATATTGATTTGTAAAACCTAATATCTCATCATGTGCTTTGCCAGAATCAACACAATATTTTAAAGGGTAATTAGCACAAACTCCTCCATCTATGTAACACTTATTATCTATAATTACAGGTGTAAATATTATAGGTAATCCACAAGACATCATGACAGCATCAATAAGGTCTAATTCAGGGTGCGTTAAATAAGATATATCTTCTGTGAGAAAATTATTCACTTCAAATGAATAAAAATGAAGCTCGATTTTTGAATATTCAAAAAAATCTTTTAAATTAATGTTGATGGGTAAATCTTTAGCAGATAATAGTGGCTTAAAAACCTTTTCGACGATTTTTTTATCATAAATACCTTTTTTTGTATAAGCATCAAAAATATAATTTATTTTCATATGAAATAACTCGTGCCAAGGACGCTTTATAAAATAATCATTTAATATTTCCCAATCTTCGAATTTTAAACATAACAAAATTCCTACAATAGCTCCTGCTGATGTACCATAAATTGTTTCAATGTTATCCAAGTTTAGGAAATTGTTTTCATTCAAATATTGAATAGCAGATAAATATTGTAACATAGAAGGCCCGCCTCCTGAAATTACTAGATGTTTTATTGTCATTGTCGTGTATATGTGTATATTATGATTTAATATTTTTATTATTTTATTCTAAAATATATTTAATCAGAATAAAATAATTTGTTTTATTTGTTTTATTTGTTTTTCGTGACAAGTTTTTTTCTGTCATTTTTTTATCATGGCAACTATTTTTACTTTGGAAAACATAGAAGATTTTTCAGAAAAATTGAATATAGATGAATTGTATGAAAAAAAACGGCAAAATGACTTGAATAAATTAGCACTTTATAATAAAATTTTAAATCGTATTCACGTTCGAATCAAAACAATATCTAAGCAAAAAGTAGATGAACAATTTTGCTGGTTTATAGTACCTGAAATTATTATAGGCGTGCCAAAATATGACCAGGGATCCTGTATTGCTTATTTAATTGACAAATTAAAAGACAACGGGTTTAGTGTGAAATATGTACACCCTAATGCGTTGTTTATATGTTGGGCACATTGGGTGCCTTCTTATGTAAGAAGTGAACTAAAAAAGAAAACGGGTATTGTTGTTAATGAATATGGGCAAAAATTGATTGAAAATAAGAATGAAAACAATGTAGACGAAAATCCTATAAATTTTATTACTAATAGAGAACCAGATGTATCTAATTTGAATAAAAATAAAAAGAATTATACATCAATTAAATCTTATAAACCATCAGGTAATTTAGTATATGGAGATGATTTGTTGAATAAAATAGAAGACAAATTTATCTAGGTTGTTCGTCTTTTTTTGATTCTTTTTTATTATTTTTATCATTTTGTCTTGTATATTTTTTTCTGTATTTTGTTGCGTTTTTACCACACAAATGTGACCACCCTCTAGCGGTAGAACAACTATAAAAATCATCATTACGAATCTTTCCATCAACAAAAAATTTTGAATCTTCGATAGGATAAAGCGCGCATTTTCCAAATTCGTCTTTTATGTCACTTGGAATAAAATGTTTACAATTGACGCAAAATTTATGTTTTGTTCTAGCAGCATCATATTGGGTTGCTAAAAAAAACATACAGAATATCATAAATAGATACATCTTTATTTATAATATAAGAACAAATATTTTTTAATATGTTTTTTGATAAATATAATTGTATTATGTACAATGTGTTAGAGATACTTGTCTAATATGAACCATATGATCCCATATTTATTTCATACGTTCCGATAATATAAACACCCTCCATCCCGCGTTTATCCGTTTCAATCAATTCAATAGCCCTTGCTATATGTTGTAAACAATAATCTATTTTTTGCTCATTGTCAACCATAGCCTCTTTTATTGCTCCAGTTTCTTTCATATTTTTTACAGTTTCTTTTATATATTGTCCTGTTTCTTTTATTCCTTGTTTCTCTTCCTCTTCATTTGTAGTAGTTGCTTGCCAATACATCATTACTAATCCTTGTCCACCATATCCATTTCTTGCTTGATTCATACATAAACCACCACCACCACCGCCAATAAAATTTGAATTAACATTGTTTTTACTACTGACACTTCCATTGGTAGTGTAATAAGCCAATCCAGATGTACCTCCAGAACCATTTCCACCAGGCAGACCGTTGCTATAACCGGTTACACTAGGCACACCATACACAGAAACGCCATTATTAGTGTATGTTCCATAATATCCGCCTCCACCGCCTCCGCCGTATACATTTTGTATTATATTTTGACATAGTGTACCATTTATTGTTAGTTGTAAATTATTAGTATCAAAATAATTTAATATATTTTGATAATCTGGCATTATACTAGTAATTTGAGTGATATTACTACTTCCAGGTTGATTAAAATAATATGTACCATGATGTCCAGTCAATGTTGTATAAGACCCTTCTCCTCCATTGCCTCCATTGGTTCCATTGATTGAGTTTGAACCGTAATTCCCATTGCTGGATGATTGTCCACCAAGATAATAACTAGAACCACCACCACCACCATTAGCACTTATCAATGTTTGATTATCGCTAAATGAATTAACTCTAGACGTTCCACCATACGCACCATTATTTCCATTTCCAACTCCTTCGTTTACATAATAATCATAAGCACCTTGACCTCCGGCACCAACCTTAATTTCATACAACTCATTATTTATCAGATTTATTGTTTTCAAATTAATACTTCCTCCTGCTCCACCTCCTCCTGCCATTCCTCCATGTAAATATTCTCCTCCCCCTCCTCCACCACCAACACATATGATATTTATGGAAAGATCCACATTAGATTTTATATGATAAGCACGTCGTGTATCCATGAATACTAAACTTCTGTAATTACACGATGAACCTGGAATTTGTTTATAAAAACGAACTTTTGAACTTCCGTAATAAATTAAATGTAAAAACTTTTTAAAAACACTATATAACCTTGATGATTGAATATAATTTAAATAAAGATATCTTAGGTCTGTTTTTAATGCGGTATAAATGGTATTATATTCTGGGCTTGCTAGTATTTTTTTAATAAAATTTATATTTTCGATTGTATTATCTTGATCTAGTGGACTCGTAGAAACTGTCATTTCACAACAATCTATTTCATCTGATGACATCGATGATTCGGCCGACGCAGATGATGATTTAGGTGGTGGGGGTGGAGGTAGTGGCGGCAGTGGAGCTGGAGTCGGTGGTGCCGGATTTATTGTTGGATCAGTACTTGGATTACACGAGAGACTACTATAACCAGGAATCATTACAACGATTACACAACCCTGACAACCGTTGCCACCTGGAGCGGCTTTAAATAAGGGAGCGGCGGGTACATAAACAGGTGTAAAATCAGGAGGAGGATATTCTACCATAGTTGTGATTGTTTCAGAATAATATGCGCCACCACCTCCGTCACCATAACTATAACCACTCGAACCGCTAAAATTTGCTATATTTGGTTGTAAATAAGCTCCACCTACACCATTTTGTCCACCACGACTATAATAAAATCCTGTTCCTTGATTATTAAGGACACCATCTACATATTGTAAGGTGACACTACCTCCGGCCGCTCCACCTCCTCCATATGAATTTTGTAGTTGTGGAACAAAATTTTGTAAATAACTTAACCATGGTAATTCATTGTTATAAGTAGTAGCATATCCATTTTTTAAACTACTCAAGTCTGACATACTTGAGCTTCCAGCTGTACCACCATAATTACCACCACCACCTCCATTGAATGTACCGAGACCTATATTATCTACGTTATTTAATTGGTATGTCCCCCAATTAGGTATTCCCGTAGTTCCTCCACCAGATCCACCTGGTGTAGTATTCCCCCCTAATCCAATGTTACCTGCGCCACCCCCTCCACCACTACTTGTCATCAAATTGTAATTCAATGAATAACCATTAGAACTAGTTGGTATTAAAGTATCAATGAATGAACTACCTCCATCATTAGCTTGTCCACCTAAATTATATGAATAAGCACCACCAGCACCTACGTTAACAGCATAAGTATATGCTGAATCAAATGAATTAAACCAAAACAAACTTGTTCC